CGTTTTTATTATACACATTAGGAGTTTTTATGTCTGAATACATCGCTAAAGCTTCTATAGAACCACGCGACTATCGCGTGGTTTTCCTAATACAAAAATACCGCTCACTCATACGAATGAACGGTACTAATTATTGTGTTTCTGATAAAGTATTTCATCATACAACGCATATAGCTTTTTACCCAAATCATTTACTGTTTCCTGATTGTCAAGACCTCTGTATACAATCTCATCATTTATCAGAAACTGTACTTCATCGATGTCCGATACATCTAATTCCACTGTATCTCCTGACTTCTCTCTCCGATCCATAATCAATGGCTCTATATCTTCCACTTCGCTCGAAAGGAGTTCTGCCATTTCTTTATCCAATTTTAGCACCACTGATCCTCACCTCCTATCTTGGATTACACTGTATCAGAATCCCTGTCTTTGGATTTACAGATACTATACATTTATCAGTTTCATACTTTATACTGTTCGGGTCCCTTTCCCTAATCCTGGGCGTTCCGTTAAGAAGTGCATCTTGTATATCTTCGATGCTTACCCCGCTTCTTGGTCGGTGTGTCTTCGGGTCTTCCTTGGTCCCAATCACTCTCTCCATGAAATGTTTGCTCTGACCAGTCATTTTTATTCCCGTAGATGTTTTTAACCCAACAATATCTTTTTCAACCATTTCATAAAGTGTTTTATAATTCCTGAACCCGGATAACGGTGAAATCATTCCATTTTTGACAGAATTTGTATAATCTGCCAGCAAACTAAATTCTTTAGGATCATTGTACTTCATCTGGCGGAAATCCGCAAGGTTTTCAACGCCGTCTCCAATAATGCTCTTATATCTGTCATACTGCTTTGCATCTTTTGTTGCATTTCGGATCATGTCCGGAGTATACTTCGCATTCTGGCGCTTTGTATTCGTTGCAATATGTCCGCGCATATCATAGTATATCCGCTCACGCTCTTCTTTTAACCCCATCTTACGGCTGAATCTTGAATATTCATTTAGCTGTCCTTGATACTTAGCCCTAGCCAACATAACATCATCTGGATCAGCGTCTCCATCTTTCAGAAGCTGTACTTTTCCCCGCTGTGCCCGCATCGCAGTCTCCATTTGACGCTGACGCTGCTTCGCTTCATATAGTGTATATTCTTTTCCATTGAACTCTTTCGGAGTATTTTCCTTTCGATTCTGCTCCTCCAACCACTCATCCGTCCAATTTCGCTCAGAAATGCCAGGAATAAACGGATATCGCTCATGGTAGCAGTTGACACCTTCCAGCCCTGTCACAGTACCAAGTCCGCAGACAGTAATCAACTGCTTTTTACTCCATACCTTCCCCTGCCAGACTGCGTGTGTCGGACGGGCCCCTGCATGCCAAGCCACTTCATAATACTCCGTTCCAAGCTTTTCGGCATTCATGTTTGAAATATAGCCAGTCAGCTGTGTAATCCCCGTCATAACTGCTCTTCTGGCCGCTACATCTACCCGATTCGCGCGCCCCGAAGCATAATCAATCTGACGCAATCCACTGTTCGTCAGCTGTGACACTACGCGCCGGATCACACTGTTGTAATCAAATGCACCGGATACAATATCCATACAGGCTGCATCCAGATATTTCTGATAGACTTCTGCAAGAGGAGTAAGTACCGGTTTTCCGCCGCCATAGTCCAGATAAAAGCCAAGACTCTGAGTAATATTCTGTAAATCTGCATCTGTCTGCTGGATCAGCACGTTGGTAATCTGCTGCAATTCTTCATTTTCCTCATAAGGGATAAATTCCGCATTGATCTGTTCATAGACATCCTTGTTTCGTACATATTCCCAGTCTATTACTTTGTCATACAGTTCAAACATCTGAGGATATGATGCATCCAATGTTTCTTTCAGCATTTTCTCAATGTCTTCAGAAGAATTTCCAAGAATCCGCAGCCGATTGATCTGCCAGTCTGCCGTGCTGGTTATCTTTCCAGCCTTTTTGATACGCCGGACAATGTCCTGCATGATCCTCATCTCAAGGTCAGAATAGTTCTTCTCAATCTGCCTGGAGAACTTTTCTTTGCACTCTCTGTTCAACTCACGTCACATCCCCATTTAAAATAGCCCTTGCTTCATCCTTACCAATGCCAATTGCGGTAGATATTAGATTCACTGCTTGTCCTTCTGTAAGTTCTCCAGCTGTAAACTGAGACATAATGGCGATCAAACTTTGTGTCTGTGCTCCATTTAAGGACTTACCCTGAACTTCTGTTATCGCCCCGCCCCCCGGTATCGTCACAGAATCATCCATTATCTGATTCTGCTCTGGAAGATTTGACTGAGCCTCCTCCAGTGTCTCCCCATACCATTTTGCACGGTACTCAGCATGACTCATCACTCCCATGCTGACATCCTGTCTGTCACTCTGTCTCTCTGATTGCTTGTCCTCGATAATTGAGTCATCAAAATTGACAACGATCTCCGTATCGGGATCTGTATCCACGCCAAGGACTTCACCAAGCCTGACAATGATCCGAATTAGTTCATCTAACACCGCCTCCAAGATCAATTCATGCTTATTGATAGAGCGGTACATATCACTATTTTCTGATATCACCTGGGTTGCCGTCTGGACACTTCCATTCTCAAATTTATAATGATTCTGCCCGAACCCACATTTCATTGACAGCATATTCAGATTGTCATTAATCGCCTTCTCATGTTCATCCGCTCTCAAATTCATGTCTACAGTCTCGATCGGCTTCCCACCGTCTTTGAGGTAGCCTTCCGGGAGCTGATAAAACACCACGTCATTCGGATCAAAAACCGGGTTTCCCAAGAGATCCGTCCCCATCAGTTCCGGTGCTGCAAAGATTCTTTTCTTTCCGAGAACAAACTCATTGATATACGAATCGTAAACGGTATCTATCCCTTTCAGCACATCTAAACTGTTTGCGAAGATAGCGACACCCATTGGATTATCCTGGTCCGAATTATTCGCAATATTAAGGCGGTCAATCACAAACTGCCGTTCTGATGATCCTGTGTAGATCTTTTCCGACATAGACTCAAATCCATGCAGATCATGCCAGTCTTCCGCGGGGATCTCTTTGCCGACTCCTGCGCTACATTCTACAACATGATTCTCTACCACATATATCCCATCTTCCAAGATATGAAGCTGGATGTGCGCATATTTCTTCGTATTAATAACCTTCGGAAATACAAAGGCACACTCTGAAATATATCCATTGCACCATGACAACGGATATATATTTGATGCAGAAACGTAATTGATTTTTATCTTTCCTGAATCTCCCGGAATAACAGTCCCTTCTTCACTCACCTCGATATTATCAAGATATGGCACATATGCCACGGTCCCTGTGTAGGCTTTTCTTTCTTGATAATCGTTCCCAATTACCGAGAAATTATTGTCATCCAGAACATTCATAACAAATTCATTCGTCATTTCGTCCTGAATAGTAATCTGCACCCGCTCATTCAGCAGCAGATCCGCAATATCTTCTGACAATTTTTTTGCCATTCCAAGACTAAGCCTCCGGCAGGGGACGTGTTCCTTGCCGTTGTACATCTTGTATCTGTGGAACTTATTCACATCCCCGACGTACCAGCTTTTCCAAACGCGGATCAGAGAATAGAACGAAGCGTCCACCGTGTCATACCCTGCTTTATTCAGATATTTTCTAACATCCATTTCATTCATCCCTTTCACCTTCCGGAAGGAAGTATTTGATCTTGTCCCACAGTCCCATCACCAGGTATCTCCATGCATCGCAGCAGTGGTCATCAATCTTCAGTGGCTTTTCCTTTCCTGCCTCAATGGACTTCGGATCGTATTCATAGGTCCCCATTTCCCGGATCAGATTCCCCTGTTTTTCCGACATGCTCATGATCTGATAAGTCAAACATTTCTGAACTCTCTGAATACCTACAGCGACATCATTTTCAGCGTCTTTGATAACAATCCCATATTGTCTGGTCTGCATGGCAAGACGCTTTATTTCCTCCGCCAAACCTTTTGCAGACGGATCTATGAATACATAAAAAGCACCGCACGAGTATTCCTCATGCAGTGCATCGGTAAATTCTATAAATTCTTTTGCATAATCTGAAGGACTCTTCTGTTTTCCGGATTCCCTTCCAGAGTGATAAAACTCATCGAGCCCCTCCAGCTTCCGCTTATTGATATTTACTCCGCCAGCCTGGAAAGTGGTCGCATTCTGTTGCCCATAATCCACTCCTATCCCGATCAGCTTATAATGCTTCGCCTCGGGCTCATGCCGATGATTATCATTGAACATGTAATAGATCAGGTCATCTACTCCGATGCATTCGCCCAGCCATACCCAACGGTATAATCTAAAGTCGGTTTCTTTCAGAAGCTCTGCAGATTCAAGTAGCTTCTTTCCAATCCAGCTTATCGGCACATCCCGATAATCAATATGCTTATGGACTGTATCCGGCCGCAGCTCCATCTTCTGACACCAGACATTGATCGCCGCATTCGGGTTCTTCGGCGGATTGTAAAGATACAGCATCCGGAAGGACTCGTCATTACCTCTAACGAATGTTGCCTCAATATTGGTCAGTTCTTCTTCTCCCTCACCGACATCGAAGAACTCTGTCAGCTCGTCCAGGATAACCAGTCTGATCGGTTTGTCCTCATCGATGATACCCTTCGTATCATCGATACTGTCTGATCCGGAAAAATAGATCACATTCCCGGTCCGCTTGTGCAGAATCTCCATCGGAGATACTCCGATTTCAAAATCATCTTTACTCAGCCCCAGGCGTCCGATTGCCCGGATCATCTCTTTGTATACCGTCTTGCGTAGCTTATTATGGCGCTTGCGCAAAACAACAACAGCTGCCGGCTCTTCAGCAGTGATTGTTGATATTCCAAGAATTCCTGCAAAACTCGACTTTGTTCCGGCACGTCCGGATGTGATGACCTGATGTTCGTGCTCCTGATCGTCAAAAATTTCCCACAGTTCTGGAATGATCACATTATGCGGATCCTTTGTACCGCCGTCTTCAGAATCTTCCAGATCTACTTTCTGAACTTTCTCTTTCTGAGCCTGCATCAACTGAATCTTTGCGGCCTGCTCTTCCAAATCACTGTCTGCTTTGTCGCTCTGTCCGGCATATTTCGCAATCGCCTCATATGCTTTCACATTACCGGACAACCCTTCTTTGATCATGGCCATATTTAAAGCCGATTCCAAAGTACACTCTACTCCAAGTGCCTCCAGAACCGGCTTCCATTCTTCACTATCTATTTCAGCGGTCAGAAGCATGTTCAACGTCCTCCGGAAGTCTGCTTTCCGGCGTCTTACCGCACCCGATGCTTTACCGCCATTTCTTCCACGTTCTCTTGCTTCTCTCTTGGTTCGCACCGGTTTTAAGTTCTGTTCATTCGCCACGTCACCACCTTCAATTCTGGTTTATTATTGTACGAGAAAAGCACCCCGAAGAGTGCCTTCTATGGTATAAATTATACTAATTCAACTAATTTACTAAAATCGTAGCCTACCTGCTCTGCAAGAGAAGCTCCATTTCTGTATCCCGCATACTCCAAAGTTTTCACATGATTATTTTGCAAGACAAAACCGCTAGGATCGGTATCATGCAAATATATCAATGATGCCGCTGTGCAAATAGACTCTTCTCGATCTCCTGCAATTTCTCTGTTCAACCCATATTTTGTATAAAATACATAGTGCATCATTTCATGCGAAAATTGAAACGCAATTTTAGAAAATGGGTCATCCGGTAAAACGCATAACTTAATGATTATATATTTTTTCAAAACAGGTGTTGTAATGGGTGTATATCCAGAATCACAAGTCGCATTATCGATATACAAGTCTACACCATCAGGAAATTTATGTGATAATCTTTGTAAAAAATATGAGTTTACTTCCAGTATAGTTTTTTGAAACAACTCATAGTTTTTCAATCCACCTGATCCCGACAGATTTCCATTAATCTCAAATTGCCACATAGTGTCTTTCTCCTCATTTCAAACTTTGTTTACACTATATCGCATATTTATAGTATAGTCAATTTAATTGGCCCAGTAAACCTCTAGTATTATTCCATCCCAATCTAAACCTTTCCCACATTCACGGCAATGCTTTTCTTTAAGTCCAGATTGTCGCATATTTTTAGTACTTAAAATGAGCTTATTACATCTTGGACAATAGTATTTAGTTGTTCCATCAACTTTCCTAATAATTGGTTTTTCCTTTATCATACACTGCCCCCCCCTCTTTCTGTTTAATCGATTCGTATAATGCACAAAAATACCACACACCGTAGTGCATGGTATTTTGATGTATTGTGTGGTAGAGACTTTTCTGAGCTCATTCAGCCCATCCAGAAGTGCTTCATCCACTTCTTTCAGCTTATACTATAGCATTTTAAAACCGGACAATCCGGACGAAAGCGGACAAACTTTAGTTTTTTTGCATAAATCTATCATATTCCTTCCTCATTGCTTCTCCACCCGCTTTACATTTCATCAGCGTCGCCGTTTCCTCCCAACTCAGTCCACTGAATATCTTGTACCGGATGATCCGCTGAATCCGAAACGGGATCTCCTTCATCCATTCTTCCACTCCAAGCTTCAGATCCGAAGCTACCTTCCTCTGCTCTTCCAGAATCCGCTTCTCTCTTGCCAGCGTAAAGGCATCTGCTGCCGTCTCAACCGATCCGCCCAGGCTAAAAGACCGCTCTTCGTACGGCCAGTCTGGATTACTCCCCCGAACCTTGTCCTGAACAAACCTCTTTTTCTTCTCCAGCTTCTTGATCTCTGCTTCTGTCTCCTTGATAAACTCGCAGGCATCTATGTAGTCTTCAAGAATCTTTTTGTCCATCGGCATCACCTCCAATCCCGAAC